GGCTGATGCCGTGGGCCTCTGCCGCCGCCTTGGCGGTGGGGTAGCGCCCGCGTGGCGTCACCACAGCCCTGGCGCGCATCGGTTGCGGCGCCTCCTCGGGGCTGCGTCGCATGCGTAGCTTCTTGCGCTTGCCGCCCAGGTAGGCGGCGAACATCTGCAGCGTGCCGACCGCCTCGTCCTCCGGCACCTTGACCCAGTAGCCGCGATGCGGGGCGCGGCGGAATTTGCGATCGAGCCGGTCCTTCAGGCCGGCACGCTCCGCCGGCGGCACCACCCAGGCCGCGACCAGATCGATCGGGACGGGCGAGCCGCGCTGCATGGTGGCCACGTCAGCGACCGGGTCCTCGGACAGGCCGAAGAACGCATAATCGCCGCTGACGGCCACGTAGTGGATGTAATCTGCCATGCCGCCACATTTATGTATGTTGACCTGGGCAGTCAAGATTATTTACGGACGAGCGATGCCTTGGCGGCAGCCTTGGTGGGGAATACGCCGGACAGCGGCGTGTGGTGCGGACCGCGCACCACGAGCCAGCCGCCGAGCAGTTTGTTGAATACGATCTTGACCATGGTCAGGCCCCCACAGCGGCGTAGTAGCCGGGCGCGGTCACGGCGTAGCTGATGCCATCGAAGGTGAACGTGGCCACGCCGCCGGTGAAGAAGCCGATCGCGAACGCGATCTTGTCGATCTCCCTCGGCGTGGTCTTGCCGGGCAGCTTCGCGTTGATCGGCAGCTTCCAGTTATCCTTGGGCGCCACCAGCGCGAACGCTGCCTCAAGCTCGGCCTGGGTGTAGCCGCCGAGCAGGCTGTCGGGGTCGAAGGTCACGGGGAACTCCTTTCGGGGTTGGGAGGGGGTTACCCGTATTAAATAATGGTCTTGACCCATGATGTCAAGATAATTCTTTGGGGGCGCCATGGCGCAGCAGCCGCCGCAGGACCAGAAGAAAGTGCTGCCGCCGATCGTCCCCAGCGCCGGGGTCGCGGCGGTCTACCGCAGCAAGCTGACCAAGTCGGTCGACCGGATGAACAACTCGCTCGACTACTGGCTCGGCGTGCGGTGGGAGGAAGACCCGGTGGCCGCCGGGCGGGTGCTGGCGACGATGAAGGAGCTTGGCCACCGCTGGCAGTCGCACTTCGATGAACTGGCGCCCGACGTCGCCGGCCAGTGGGGCGGCAGGGCTGAGAAGCACACCACCAACCGCATCAAGCAACTACTCGATGACGCCGGCTGGACCGTCGAGTTCAAGGTCTCGCCCCAGGTGCAGGCGATCATGGACAGCGCGGTGCAGGAGAATGTCGGGCTGATCCGCTCGATCGCCGCCGAACACCTCCAGCGCGTCGAGGGCATCGTGATGCGCAACGTGCAGAAAGGCTCGGATCTGCGCACCATGACGCGCGAGCTGCACGAGCAGTTCGACGTGCCGCTCAAGCGCGCCGCCTTCATCGCCCGGGATCAGAATAGCAAGATGGGTAGCGCTATCACCCGGGCGCGCCAAATGCAGGCTGGGATCAAGAGGGCGCGGTGGATGCATTCGAACGTGACCGCGCCTGGACACTTCAGGCCCGAGCACTTGAGCTTCAGTCGCGGCGAGCACAGCCCTGGTGCAAAGGGTCCGATTTACATCGTGGCGGACGGTGCATATTTAGAGGGCCGATGGACGCACCCAGGTTTCGAAATTAACTGCAGATGCACAAGCAGGATCATATTGGAGGGTTTCGAATAATTCACTCATACCTAGCGAACTCGCCGTGCAAGCGCACTGCCTCCGTCTGATATACTTCTGACGCAGCCTCTGCGGTGTCGAAGTATCCAAGAAAGCGAACTGATCTATTGTATCTGATCTTCACCCCAAACTTATTCCCGTGCTTGTAAACACCCTTGTATCCAGATGTGTTGTTGCGACGTAACTTTCTGTTGGCCTCATTCTGAGAATGCGTTGCGGGACGGATATTGTCGGGCCGATTGTTTAGCCTGTCCAAATCTCGGTGATCGATTATGTCGGGGACAAGACCATGATTGAGCAGACGCCAGATAATCCGATGTGCCTTATAGCTCACACCATCAATCGTAACCAAGCAGCCAAAATCCCCCTGTGATCCCGCGACCTTGCCTGCATAGCGACCGTTCCATCTCTTCGCCTCCCCGGCGCTGACGAAATCCGACGCCGGGCGCTCGCGCCAGATCAGATCACCCGTCGCCGGGTCATAGGCGAACAGCCGCAGCAGTCGGCGACGCGTTGGCATGATACGTCTGGGGACAGCCATGCGATCTCTCCACAGATCGGGTGGTCAGAGGCGCGGCGCCCCGGCAAGGACGCCGCGTCTCGACTGTAGCACGTCACCTTCGGGAGGCTACAATGACTTTGATTTTGATCATCCTCGTCATCTTCCTGCTGTTCGGTGGCGGCTACGGTTACCGCACCGGCTATTTCGGCCCGGGCTACGGCAGCCCGCTGATGCTGGTGCTGGTGATCATCGTCGTTCTGCTACTCCTGGGCGCGTTTGGCGGACCGCGCATGGGATGGTGGTGATCCGCCGCAACCTGAGGAGACAGCCGTGATGTCCGACCAACCAGAGCAGCCGAAACCCGAGCAGCCGGCACCGACGCCGGCGCCGACGCCGCAGCCCGAAGAGCCGAAGCGGGAGGCAGCCCAGGGCCGCGTCCACGTCATCGGCCCGGGCGAGGTGGTGATCGACGGGAGGGCTGGCGAGTAACTACGTCCCGGGCATCCCGGCGATGGGCGATCACCGGGGAGTGGCCGGGTTACTTGACCGCGTCTTGCGGTTCATCGATCGCCCGTGGAAAGCGTTCGCCCTTGCCGGACTGCTTGTGCTGGCCGGCATCGGCGCGCTGATCTACGACAAACGCGACGAACTATTCGAAGCGTGGCTCACGCCCACATCGCCGGAACTGCGCGTGAGCGATGTGCCGGAGGCGCTGGAGAAACTGGCAATAGAGACCAATGCGGACCTTGTGCAGATCTGGCAGGTCGATTTGTCTTCCAACTCACAATGGTTTCTCGGCGCCCGCCGCCACAACGGCGAGCGGCCCGTCATTCCATCGCCCAGGCGCCTGCCGATCATCGACCACACCTCGGACGTGAGAAAGCTGGTGGAGGTGCTCGACGGACGTCCGGTATGCGTCGACCTGACGCCGGAGGGAACCCCCGTCGCGCGCCGATTGGCGGAACGTGGCATGCGGCGCGGGTGCGGCATACCGATCCCGCCGAACCCCGAATCGTTCCTGGGCGTGATATATCTGGCGTGGGAACAGCCGACCGATGTGTCCAATGAGAACGTCGCGGTTGGCACCGCGCGCGAGGTCGCGCGCAAATTGGCAACCCATTGAGGAGGCGCGTGATGGCGAGCGATGCGAAGGTCGGCTTTGAGGACTTTGACGACGGATTACCGTGGGGGCATATTACCGATGATGGGGTGTGGCATCTCTTACCCAAGACCCCCATGCTGCTGGCCGGTCTCGGGCCACCACCATTTTCCGTCGAGCTGCCCACCGGAAAGATCCGTCACGTCGTGCATAAGCCGGAGTGAAGCCCTGGTGCCTGCTGGCTCGGCTGGGAGGCATCGGCGATAACCTGATCGCGTCTTCCGTGCTGCCGCTGCTGGCCGAGACCCACCACGTCGAGGTGATGGCGCAGCGGCCACAGCATGTGATTTTTGAGGGCAACCCTTACATTTCCAAGCTGACCGTGCGCGCGCCGGGCGATCTGCCGGCGGACGGCAATCACTGGCAGGCGTGGTTCGCCCACCGGGGCCGCGAATACGACAAGTGGTTTAATTTATCGCATTCTTGCGAAGGTATGCTGGCGCTGCTGCCGGGACAGACGCAGTTCAATTGGCCGGCGGCATGGCGGCGCAAGTATTGCGGCGTGAACTATCTGGAGTTCGTCCACGACATCGTCGGCGTGCGCCACGAGTTCAACCCGCGCTTCTACCCGACCGACGAGGAACAGGATCGCGCGGCGAAGACCCTGGCGCATGTGCGGGGCGCCGGCGGCTATCGCCACGTCGTTGGCATCGTCCTGGCCGGCTCGCGCCTCGACAAGATGTGGCCGTATCTGCCGCTGCTGGTCGCCAAACTGGTGCGCGAGCTGCGCGTCGCGGTGGTGATGTTCGGCGGCGACAGCGAGGCCAAGATCGCCAAGCGGGTGCAGGACTTCTGCCTTGAGTTCAACGGCGGCCCCGACGGCATGCACGCGGCGCTGTCGACCGATCCGGAGCATCCGTCCTGGCCGATCCGCCGATCGCTCGCGACCTTGCAGCACTGCGATCTGGTGATCACCCCCGACACCGGGCTGGCCTGGGGCGTGGCGATGGAAGCGCTGCCGAAGATCATGCTGCTGAGCCACGCCTCGCCGGAGAACATCACCAAGCACTGGCGCAACACGACGACCTTGCGCGCTGATCCGAAGCACGTCGATTGCTGGCCGTGTCATCAGCTTCATGACACGATCGAAACATGCAGGAAAGCCGAGAACGCGGAAGCCGCCGCGTGCATCGCCGATATCGGCCATGAGGACGTGTTAATCGCGGCCAAGGCCGCTTTGGAGGAGCAAAGAGATGGCCGGAATCGGAGCGTATCTACAGAAGAGCATGCTGGACTTCTCCCTCAATGCCCAGCCGGCGACGCGCCCGGTGGCGTGGAGCATCGGCCTGTCGCTGGGCATCCCGTCGTCGGTGTCGGGATCTGAGATCGCCACCGGCTCCGGCATGACGCGTCAGACGCTGCAGATGGCCGCCGCCGCTTCGCCCGCCGGCAGCGCCAGCAACACCAACGCCATGACCTTCGGGCCGATCCTTTCCTCGGCGACGATCAGTGGGCTACAGGTCTGGGACACCGCCGCGCCGGCGGGTGGCAATATGCTTTGGTATGGCACGCTGACCACGGCGCGCGCGCTGAACGCCGGCGACAGCCTCGTATTTTCGCCCGGCGCGCTGATCATCACCTTGGCCTAGCCACCACCCGGTCGCTGAGACATGGCGACCGTCGACGCCCAAGCCCTGATCTCAGGACGCGGGGGCAAGACCAACTGGATACGCAATCCCC